AAGCTGTTTTTGGCGAGAGGATCTTCTGGTTGGTAGTAACCGCCAGCATCAGTACTCTCTTTTATTTTCTAAGGTAAACATTATGAATATCCCAAACTCAGTATCACCAGAAGGCATCTCTTTAATTAAACGCTTTGAAGGTTGCCATAAAGTAAACTCAGACGGCGACTACCGTTCGTACCGCTGTGTATCTGGTAAGTGGACTATTGGCTACGGACACACACAAGCAGTACGCTCTGGTATGACCGCTACTCCTGAGATGTGTGAAGCCTATCTACAAGAGGATATGCGTAAAGTATGTGCTCATGTTAAGCAAATAGTAAGTGTGCCATTGAGCCAGCCACAATTAGACGCATTAGCTTCCTTTGTATTTAGCATAGGGCTACCTGCATTTAAGAAGTCAACGGTAATTAAGAAACTTAATCTAGGTCAATACCACTCTGTTCCCTCTGAAATGGCTAAATGGAACAGTGCTAAAGTGGATGGTGCTATAACTGCACTATCTGGATTGACTCGCAGACGCGCAGCAGAGAGCGCCCTGTGGACTTTAGATGGAGAACTAGGGGAAACAGATGCAGTAATGCCGCAACGCCCTGAGATAGCTCCTCTAGCCGCTCTAAAGCACTCTAAAACTATTTGGGGTGCATCCTTCGCAACAGCCGGTGTGTTGTGTGCAGAAGCAATTGAACAATTACACTCATTGGCATCCTACTCAAGTGCTGTAGGCTATATTTGCGTAGCAGTAACGCTGTGTGGATTAGGCGTAGTAGCGTACTCAAGAGTAAAAGATAATAAAGAAGGAATACACTAAAGGTGAATAATAATAATGGCTAATCTCGTAGAATCAAGAACATCAGGGGCCTCTCTACCTGCTGCCTCTAACAGCTTTAACGACTTAGTAGGGGCATCTAACACTACTGCTAGTACTGCTCTAGGGGGTTTAGGTGCGCTTAGTAGTGACGCTAAACAAAGCGAAAACCCTAACCTGAGAAATACAGCAGCAGAGTTTAGGCAGCTAGAAACCATAGGCGGGCTTACTGCGGATCAAACTGCGGCAGGGTTAGTTACTGGGGCCGTAGATATTATACGAGATGACCAGCGTCTAGCAGAAAACATCCCGACTATAACTGGCGGACAGGCTCAATCGGGTCTACTAGACTCAACCGACCCTAGATACTCTTTAGATCCTACTGCGGGAGCTATAGACGTTGCGGTTGCTCCTGCGGCAGAAACTATACAAACGCAAGACTCTAGAACAGGTACGGAAGGACAGTACGACGTTGCTTCTTCTGTAGATGCGATAGAAGACGTTGTGGCTGTAGGGGCGGAAGGTACTCTTAGTGACGACACAGTTATCGACGAAGCGGCTACTATAGATATTGATGCGACCGCTAGAGGCGAGACTGCGTTAGGTGACGCAATGGATGACCACGTTAGTTACGACATTGGTAACGTAATCGATACCAGTACGGTAGCCGGTAAGCTGTTAGCAGACGAACTAGGCGAAGGTAACTACATAGATTCTAAGGCCACTATTAAAGGCCAGTTAGACATCCTAGCTAAAGACTTTACCGACGCTAACGGAAACCCTGTCATCCCTACGTGGGCCGCCAGTAACTATCGTGGCATCAACCGTATGATGGCATTTAAGGGTATCTCTGGTTCTGCCGCAATGGCCGCTGTATCTGGTGCGTTAATGGAGTCTGCGTTAGACATAGCAAAAGGCGACTCGAAGTTCTTTGAGACAGTTACCCTTAGAAACTTAGATAACGCCCAAGAGACTACTATAAACCGAGCTAACATACTGTCGAAGCTAGAGATAGCTAACTTAGATAACCGACAGGAAGCCTTGGTTAGTAACTCTAAAGCCTTCTTAGCGTTAGACTTAAAGAATCTAGATAACGATCAGCAGGCAGAGCTAGTTAACGCAGAAATGCGATCTCAGGCAATCTTTGACGAAACTAATGCGGTAAACATCCAACGCAAGTTTGAAGCCCAGACTGAAGTTGAGCTAATGCAAACATACGACACTTTGAAAGTAGAAGTGGATCAGTTTAACGCTAACCAAAGGCAGGCTCACGCTGAGTTTGTTACTAATACAGACCTAGCTGAATCTAAATTTAATGCCGACCTAGCTAACCAACGAGAGCAGTTTGAAATAAAAAACCAGCTTTTGATAGATGATACTAATGCTAAATGGCGACAAGATATTACTTTAACCAATACAGAAATGGCGTTTACCGCAGCAGCTACTGACATTAAAAACTCTCTAGCTATTTCTGTAGAAGGTCTAAACCGTCTCTGGGACCAAGCAGACTCTGCATTCGATTATCTGTGGAAGGCTACAGAAAACGAGTTAGATAGATCTTCATCTTTATCGCAGACTATTATCTCTGGTGAGTACGGGGAAGCTGCATCTAAACGAGACGCATCGGCAAGAAAGTCAGCAGGTAGATCTGCAATGATGGGGTCTATAATAGGCGGAATCATTGGGCTGAGTGACCGTCGCCTGAAGAAAAACATTAAGAAGGTGGGGCGTAACCTCGCAGGTTACGGGTACTACACTTGGGAATGGACCGACGAAGCTCTAGAGTTAGGTGCAGCACAATACGGTACTGAAGGAGTTATTGCTCAAGAGATACAAGAAGTATACCCAGAGGCAGTAATTACTAACCTAGACACTGGCTACCTAATGGTTAACTACTCTTTACTGGAGACTAAAGCAGCATGAATTTAAACAAAGCATTTAAAAGAAGTATAGCTCGCTACCTAGATGGGGTAGGCACTAAAGAAATGGATAACGCTAGCGAAGAGCCGTTTACATATACCCTAGAAACTCTAGAAGCTATTGCAGATACTGTACTAGAAGAGAAACGTACTGCTAAGAAAAAAGCAGCAAAGAAAGCATCGCGTGCTAAGAAGAAAACCGAGGAGAGTGATACAGATGGCGAATAAAAAGTATGCCGCAATAGATGGGCCAATCCCCGGTGAAAACTTGATCTCTGACGAAAGGAACTACCCTTGGAGAAGAGCACCAGACTACACAGACTTAGACGAGGCTATGGAGTTTCTTCTAGATACTATATCTGAGAAGCCAAAGTTGTTCGCCGTGTTTAACGCACTAGAAAACGAAATAACAGTGGCTCAGTTTTCTCAGACAATCGTGATGAGTGCAATGGCCCAAGGTAGATTTACCTTAGACTTCGCTCTTCTTTTAGCGGGGCCTCTAGCCAAGTACATTTCTATATTAGCTGAAGGCTACGACGTAGATTATGACATGGGTGTAGAGACAGAGTATATGTACTTCCCTAAAGAATTGATCGACGCTTCTCAACTGGATTTTGAACTCCAACAAGAAATGGAGAGAACCCCAGAAAACGAAGAAGAGGATGTCAACGAAGAAGCCAGAGAAGGCTTAATGAACGCTATGAAAGACGAATCAATGGACGTAGCTTCAGAAGAAGAACAAGACTCCATGTTGGGGTACAACGAAGGCGAAGATGAGGAGTTAGTATAATGGCTGCACCAGACGTATTTTCAAGTTTTATGGGTGGGTTTAATGAAACCTACGGCATGGTCTCTAAAATGAAAAGCGAAAAAGAAAAAAGTGCGCTAACTCAGGCTTCAACTTTGCTATCCGAGGTGGACTCTTGGCAGAAGCTAAAGGCTGACTCAAAACTAATGGAGGAGCAGGCTCGGCAGATAGTAAATGATCTGGATCTAGGAGATGACGAAGGTAGTAGGGCGGCTTTGAAAGCTGTGTATAGCAAGTTAAAAGCTAATCAAAACTCTAAAGATAGGTTTGCGCTAGTTAAGAAGGACTTAGAAGAGGCCGGTACTACTTCGTTTAGATTAAATACTATCAAGAAAGAAGAAGCACCAGTTACTCCCGTCGCTCTTGGGGTGGACTCACAGACTGAAGAGGCTATTCCCGGCATTAAGAATCCTGATAATGCAATTACTCCAGCTAAACAGAATTCAATAGATACTGGATTAGGTAAAGTAATAGAAGAAAAAGACGCACCCGACAACACTGAAAAAGGCTTGAAAGTAAGTAAGTTTCTAAAGCTGTTTGATAAGCAAGGTAAGATAGATGCTCGTGCGTTAGAAATAGCCAAGACCGCTGTAGGGGGAGAAGATATGCTCTCTGGTTACATGGACTATAAGAGAACTGGCGAGATACCTACTCTAGCTGAGTTTGCGGATTTACCTGACGACGTTTCTATCGTTGCAGGCTACTCAACGCCTCTAGGTAAGGGTTGGACAGTGGAGAAAATAGCAGCAGATTTAGGTACTCCTGAACAGGCCCACGCCTTCCTAGCTACCTTAAAAGGCCCTGAACATGAAAAGGCTAGGAAGTATCTGGTCGAGTACGCAGCTAGCGTAAAAGAGTCGAATAGCCTATACAATATATCTATGGGGGTGACTAAGCCTGACCAAATTAGGAATACGGCATTGTTCGACGCTAAAGTAGAAGCCGGTATACTTCGTGCTACCGATGGGAAGCCTAATTTAGAGACTTTCGGTGGTAATTTCAAGGCTTGGGAGAAAGCAGATAGAGAAATAGGCCTAAGTTACGCGGATAGCCCTAAAGGTAAACTGCTTGCCGGAGCCACAACTCCAGTACTGGCGGAACAAGCTAGAGGGCAGATAGACTCATTAGTAGCAGCAGGCGAGCTTACAGAAGAGGAGGGAGTAGACTTAGACACCGCCCTCTCCGATCTAAAAGAAAATATGATTAAAGTTAAATCCGCCGAGGCAGAAGCTACTAAAAATCCTACTTCGTATGTAGACAGAAAGAAAGCTAACATAATACTAGCAGACGGCAGTGCTGTAGGTGTAGGTAGCATAGACACCAATGGTGATTTCAGATTACATGGAAAGAAACTGGAAGCCACCGTTAACGGGCAGTCTTATTTTGCAGTGAGCGACGACGAGCTTTCTCGTTTTGATACCGTATCAAAGGAGATTAAAGGTTTTAATACTAAGTTACAGGGCTTTAACAGTGCCTTAGTTAGAATGAATAAAATGTCGAAGCTAGTCGAGAGGACGGGAGGTGATGTACTTACAGAAGCAGCAGGAATATCCCAAGGCCTTACTATGTTCTCTAAGTCTATGGATTTCTTCCTTGAAAACGCGGTGTCCGGTGACGGCCCTATCGACATAAAAAGGGTGTACTCCGGTATGGATGAAAATAAACGGGGAATAATCACGAATATGCTAGGGTTGGAAATACCCAAGCTAAGTGCGGATGCAGCTAGGTTTGCTTCCCTTAAAATACAGGCGGCATATGCCCTAGCTCAGGCACTTGGGCAGGAAGGTAAAGGTCTTTCGGATACGGATTTAGCTTTGCAGCTAAAATCTATAGCAGGCACAAGCAACCCTGCTGCGTTTCAGGATATGCTCCACAGTATAGTAGATAATGTATATAAAGGAGTAAGGACGGAGAAGGCGACTTACTTGGATAAATTTAAAAGTAATTTCATTAGAAGTGAATTAGTAGACCTACAGCCACAGATAAAGGATGACTATATTCGATCAACTTTAGCTCCTTCTAGCCAGACTTACTTGGATGCGGCATTAGCTTATACCGCAGGAACCGAAGCTATTTCCCCTGTCACTGACACTAAAGAAGAGTCAAAAGACGAGATGCTTACAAGAATTAAGGCCGAGATGGCTGCCCGCAACCGCGCTGCAAACAAATAGGATACCTTAGATGTCTACACAACAAGAAAAAGATCTACAAGAGTTACTAGATAGATACGCATCCACAGGTGACGAAGACTATCTGTCGCTAGCTAATGAGCTTAATGCTGCTATGGGTACTGTAGAACCGCCCAAAGAATTACCTACTCCTACCATTGGTATGTACGAAGGTATGACAATGGAGCAGCAACAGGGTCTATTTAAGCAGTACCAAGACGACCCTCGTGTACGCAAAACAGGGCCACTAGGTCTGCCTGTAGGAGAGGATACTTTCTTAGGTGAGCTAGCGTTTGAGGATGCAGAAGGGCAGTCGTATACAGTACCAGAGCCTACCGCCGGAAAGGTAGCAGGCGAAGAGTTTGATTTTCGTCCTGACACTGCCACTGTTGCAGCTCGAACTATGGCTCGTAATGTCCCCGCTAACGTAGCAGATA